TATGGAAAAATAAATTTGGCCATATCAAAAAAATGTCGTATATTTACATATATTCACAAATTAATCACAATAAAAACAACAAAAATTTCCGAGCTATGAGTTGGTACACAAATTTTAAGAAGGGCACAAAAGATGCCGTAGTAAATGCTAAATCAAAAGTATCATCCTTTTGGTATGATGATTATGATACATCATTTGACTATCTAGAAGAATATGGTTCAATGAAGTCAAGTGACTTGAATGCGTATAAAAATACACATAACCTATATAAGTTATCATCTGTTAGAAGGGCGATATCAAATTTCGTACAAATTGTAACTAACAAATCAATTCCTGTTTCTTTCGCTACAAAGAGTGATAGTAAAACAGATGGTAAAAAAGTTATCCTATCAGCTGATGTTGATGATAATTTTGATGTATCAGTTGGTTTGGCATTGCACGAAGGTTCACATATCATTCTTTCAGATTTCAAATTATTGCATTGTATGAGTAACATGCGGATGAGTACCGATAACGCTGATATGCGTTTGAAAAATCAACAACAATATCGGATTGATAATAACGAACAACCTTTACCGGCTGATGATATTGCAAAACAATTGGAAGATACTGTAAAAGATAATATCCAAAAACATGCACCTAATTATCAATCACAAATGATGGATATTTATTCCAATACGGGTAAGATTGGTAGTATGGGTTGGCCGGCATCTGAAACAATTGATACAATACAAGCTTTGACTAATTGGATTGAAGATAGACGTATTGACCAATACATATATAATTCAGCACCCGGTTATAGAGATTACTATACTCAAATGTATAATCACTATTTCAATGATAAGATAGTTAGTAAAGGTATTGCAAGTGATGAATTTACCGAAGAAACTATGCAGAGTTATATGTTCCGTATCATTAATCTAATGAATGAGAATACTGACTTGAGTAAGTTGAAAGGATTGAGAACAATTTATCGTATGATGGATTTTAAGAACGTTGCTAGATTGAAAACTACAACGGAATCATTGAATCTTGCAATTGATATTGTTTCTGAAATACTAAAACGTATAAAGGCTGAACCACAACAATCGGGTCAACAACAGCAACAATCAGCCGGTGGAAATGGTAATATGGATGAAGGCGCCGATATTAATGAAGATGGTGAAAATGAAGAGAATGAAATGGGTGGTACAAATATGGATGTTGATGTAGCCGGTAATCAAACAGGCGAAGGCAAGGATATGTTATCCAAAACTGCAGCTCAACAATTGATAAAGAAGTTCCAAAAACAAAAAGATTTTCTTAATGGGCAATTGAAGAAAAAAACTATAACCAAATCGGAAGAAACAAAATTAGATACCATTCAAGAATCGGGTACTGAATTGGTTCGTGTTGGTATGGACTATGAAGGTGGACGTCTAGCTAAAGGTGTTGATTGTATCGTAGTGAAGAAGATTACACCTGAATTATTAAATAGTTCAGATTTTCCATTTACACAAATGAGTTGGTCATCTGATGAACTTTGTGTATATCACGAAGATGAAGTAAGACGTGGTACTGTATTAGGTACTCTATTGGGTAAGAAACTACAAATCAGAAGTGAAAGTCGTGAGACAGTTTTCAGTAGATTGAAGAAGGGTAAGATTGATGGTAGAATGATTGCTTCATTGGGATATGATAATGAGAATGTGTTTTACACAAATGAGATAGACCAATTTAAGAAAGGCAACTTACATATATCAATTGATTACTCCGGCTCAATGCATGGTGAAAACTTAAAGAAATGTATTGTATCAACCGTTGCCATAGTGAAAGCTTGCCAGATGGCTCGTAATATCAATGTGCAAGTATCAATACGCTCAACCGATACGGGTGGTAAATGTTTACCATATATTGCATTGGTGTATGATAGCCGTAGAGATACATTCCGTCAGTTCTGTCGTTATATGAGTGTAATGAATTGTACTAATACAACACCCGAAGGTTTGTGTTTTGAAGCAATTATGAAAGAACTTATCCCATCAACAAATGATATGGATAGTTATTTCTTAAATTTCTCAGATGGTGAACCTTGTTTCAATATCAGCACTGGTACTGATGAAATTCATTATGGAGGTGATACCGCTGCAACGCATACTGCAAAGCAAGTGAAGAAAATGAAGAAAAATGGTATAAATGTACTTTCATATTTCATTTCTAATTCTAGTCGGAATATAGAAACCAATTCATCGTGGCAAACATTCAAAAAATGTTATGGTAATGACTCAAAGCATGTAAATGTAGAAAATATGTTTGAAGTTGCTAAAACAATGAATGAATTATTTTTAAAGAAACAATAGGCTCGGAAAGCCCCTATGTAGTGGGGCTTTACAACCCCCTACATAACTCGTTGATAATCAAAGGAATACATATTATTCCTTTTTTTATTGCGTAAAACGTTACAAATCAATGACTTATAAATACTTTTGGCTATGTCAAAAAAAAGTTGTATATTTGATATAATCAATCACCAATTAAAAGGATAATTTTATGCCTAAAACAAATGTAAAAAAATCACAAACTACTAAAACAAAAAAAATGGTAAAAAGAAAAACAACGCCTCGAAAGACAACCGCTCGTAAAACAGCACCTCGTAAGACAGTTAAACGTATTAGTACAAAAAAATCAACAACAGATATTAATGTTGGTTTTACTACTGAATGTTACAAAGTAATTCAAATGGGTAGAACGTTCGCAATGTTAACTACAAAAAATGATGTAGTTCAGAAATTGGTAGGTGTATCTAAACAAAAAATGAAACAGGCTCATACCGAAGGTAAAGCAATTCGTGGGTATGTTGGTAAAACCGGCTCACTTACTTATAAAATGGTAGAGATGGATGATTTCAAAAAACTGGCAAACACAATCAATGATGAAGCATGTGATAGTGTAAGTGAAGCATTTGAAACACACGAACATCTTAAACAATTCATTCATACTAAAGGTATGGAACTGAAACCTGAAGGATTGTTTATTGAACAATTGAAGTGGAAATATCTTCTTCGTTCAGCAGTTAGGGGTAAGAACATAATGATGCTTGGCCCAACCGGTTGTGGTAAAACACTTGCCGCTCAATCTTTGGTTAAATCATTGAAACGACCTGATTTCTATTTCAACTTAGGTGCTACGCAAGATGCTAGAGCAGCTCTTATTGGTAACACACATTTTGATAAAATTAAAGGTACGTTCTTTAGTGAATCCGCTTTCGTTAAAGCAATCAAAACTCCAAACGCAATCATCTTATTGGATGAGTTGAGTAGAGCACATCCAGAAGCTGCGAATATCTTAATGACTGTATTAGATGCAGGGCAACGATATCTTCGTTTAGATGAGGCTGATGGTTCACCAATTGTAAAAGTTGCAAGTGGTGTTACATTCATCGCTACCGCTAACGTAGGTAATGAGTACACAGCGACTCGTATTATGGATAGGGCTCTATTGGATAGGTTCGTAACTATTGAAATGGATTTGTTGGATAAGCAAAGTGAATATGAATTATTGAAATTCAAATTCCCTGAAGCAAACGATTACGAATTGAACGCATTGGCTGAGATTGCTGATACGACTCGCCAGTTAATCAAAACTGATATGAGTAAGGTATCAACGATTGTATCTACCCGTGTTAACGTAGAGGCAGCTGGATTGATATATGATGGCTTCTCTCTAATGGAGGCGGCTGAGATTGCAATCCTTCCATACTTTTCAAATGATGGTGGACTTGATTCGGAGCGTGTGTTCATTAAACAATTGGTTCAGAAATTTATTAAATCCGCTGATGAATCAGAACTTTTTACAGAAGTGAAAGATGAAGAAGGACAGGATGAAGAAACTATCAAATGGTAGTAGTTTAATGGTGATTAGTTAAGGGGGGACTTCGGTCCCTCTTTTTCTTTTTTTAGTATATTTAAGTTATAAAAGTAAAGTTATGAAAACAATAGTATTAGGTGATACGCATGGACGTTCCAATTGGAAACTTGCAATACATCAAGACAAACCAGATAGAGTTATCTTTATAGGTGACTACTTTGATTCATTTGAGATTAGTGGGGTAGAACAGATTGATAATTTTAAACAAATAATCCAATACAAAGAAAATAACCCACAAGTTGAAGTTATAATGTTGATTGGTAATCACGATCATCATTACTTTCCTGAAATTGGTTACACTGGAACTAGTGGTTATCAAGCAGGAGTTGGTCACTCAATTACTCAAGTTATAGATGAAAATAGACATCACCTACAAATGGCTTATGGTTTTGGAGATTATTTATTCACCCATGCTGGAGTTAGTCCTGTGTTTATGGACCAAGTATTTGGTACTGATGGTTGGAATGAGGAAAGTGTTATAGTAGATTTAAATGAGTTGTTTAGATATAAACCTAGAGCATTCCTATTCAATGGGCTTGATTCAAGTGGTGATAGTCAAACACAAACTCCAATTTGGATTAGACCTGGATCATTGATGTCTGTGAATAAGAAACATAAAAAAGGTTTAAAGAAAGACTACATTCAAATTGTAGGTCATACTCAAATGAACAAACTTGATTTAGTGGGTAGTGATAAATTTACGGGTGGCAGATATTATTTTATAGATACTATGGACACATCGGGACAATATTTGATAATAGAAGATAGTACATTAAAAGTAAATTCAGTAAGATAAAAGTTATGAAAGTAGATAGAGAAAAATTAGAATGGTATTTAAAAAATATCAGAAGGAATAATGAGAATATATCAGATACCGATTTAATAAATATTTTGGCAAATTGGATAGAAAGAAATCCAGGTTGTATTGATGCGAATGGTGTATCAGATTCAGGTCGGTATTATTATTCAACAGTCGGTTATGGTATATTCAGTTTGTTAGGTGAGAGATATCGAATGGGTAGAATAGAAGTGTTTGATAAACAAAATGAAAGTGGTTATCAAATAGATGAAGGAAGTTATTGTATGCCGTTTGTAGCAGCAAATCAATTTGAGGATTTCATCGAAGCATTGGAAACGGATTTACCAATTCATATCGGTATGGGTAGTGTTGATGAATGTAATAGAGCAACTGCTGAAGAATTAGGAATTGATCCTGATAAAATGCATGATGATGAAACTAAAAAAGCATTTTGGAGAAAGAAAAATGATGCTTATGCTGCTGAGCAAGGATTTAAAGATTGGGATGATTTATTAGCCAATTCAAAATTTGGTGATTTACGATTAAATAAAGACAATGAGAAAAGATAGAGATAAACAAATATTAAAAGAATTAATTGATAAGATGTTTGAAATAGCAGGCCATCCTCTCAAGTTTGAAGATGTAGAAGGTAGAACTGATAATTGGTTTCAACAATATACAATGACTGAAGCTCAAAATACAGAGTGGCGAGATTGGGGAACTAAATTTATAAGTAAGAAACGCCGTTTTGGTATAAAATTAGCTGATCGTGAAATGAGAATGTTAGATTTATATTGTGGACTAACAATATCAGATAGTAAATTTTTAAAAGAAGAAAATAAATAAACTATGGCACAATATAGATTAATAGAAATATCAGACCCGTTAATAAGTAATGGAAAACCATATTGGAAAGTGGAAAAGAAAATACTTGGGTTATGGTGGTCAAATGAATTATCACGTAATGAATTTGCAACATTTTATATCAAAAAAGATGCGATTAGATGTTATGATTATTACGCTAATGGTGAACGAATATCGGTAAAACTTTTAAAATAAAATAACTATGGCACAACAAACAGATGAAAATGATAAACCACTTACTTATTGGGGTGGACTAGATTTTACTAATAAAAATGCAAATAATATAAAGAGTGATTCAACTCAATTATCAGGTACTATTTTAGCATCAGAAAGTTTAGGGGTGGACAATTTAGTTAACAAACAACAAACAACAGTAGAATGGTTACATCAAATCTTTAAACAAAGAGAACCTGATAAATTTGATTGGGAACAAGCCAAACAAATGGAAGCTGATAAAATAGTAACCGCTTATGAAACGGGTTGGGCAAATGGTGATTTAAAGAAAGCTCCGAGATTTGGAAGTGATTATTACGAACAAACATTTAATAAATAAAAAGTAAAAAAATAAAGTTATGGGATTTTTTAGTTGGAAAACACAAGATACGGATAGAAGTATTTGTAACACATACTCAAATAGAGTGCCATTTTTAGTTCAAATGGTTGATAACAATGGGAATGTATGGAGTGAAAACGAATATGATGGGTATGGTAGATTTGGTGGTAAAGATTATTACGAACTACTTGCTGAAATGAACGGAATTGAATGCGATTTGATTGGTGAAGAATATACC